GCACTGACAGAAGACAGCAAAGCAGGGCGTCTGTGCAACCAGCGCTTTGGTTTTATCCGCGATACTATTTCAAGATCTCACCCTTGGAATTGCCTCACAATACGCACCTCCCTGGCAGCTGATAGTGCAGCTCCGGAGTTTGAATTTACCAAGCAATTTACATTGCCAACGGATCCGTTCTGCTTGCGTGTACTGGGTCTGTCTAATCCGGATATCTTATTTCGGATCGAGGGCAGAAAGCTTATATGCAACGAAGACACGATACAGATGAGCTATATCGGGCGTATTACTGATATCAACGAATATGACGCTCTTCTCATAGAAACAATTGCCGCCTATCTTGCCGCTGATATCGCATATCCCCTGGTAGCTTCGTCGGCCTTGCGTGATCGTGCGACTGCAGAGGCAGCGCAGAAAATGCGTGAAGCGCGCTTTGTTGACGCCTCCGAAGACAATCAGATCAATACGTCAGTGCTTGGCGATAGTCGGACGCTCGCCGCCGATACCTTCATTACGTCGAGGTTTTAATGGCTAAAGCTTCTCCAGCCTTTACCAACTTTACAGCCGGTGAGCTTTCGCCCCGCCTGGATGGTCGGACGGATCTCTCAAAGTATCTGAACGGCGTGAAGAAAATGGAAAACCTGATCGTGCATCCGCATGGTGGTGCTTCCAGGCGTCCAGGTACAAAGTTTGTCCGTGAAGTCAAAAACTCCGCGCATAACTGCAGGCTGATACCTTTTGAATTTAACGTCACGCAGGCCTATATCCTAGAGTTTGGCGATGAATACTTCCGGATCCACAAAGATGGCGGCACTGTTGTTGACGGATCAAGTGATCCTATAGAGGTAGCGACACCCTACGGAGAGGATGAGCTTGCAGATCTAAAGTTCACGCAATCAGCTGACGTGATGTACCTGGTGCATCCGCTCTTCGCACCACGAAAAATCACACGCACAAGCCACACCGCGTGGAGCATTGCAGAAGTCGCGTTTGAGCGCGGTCCAATGCAGGACGATAATACCGGCACGGTTACCTTCCTGGCATCCGGACGCACCGGTAATGTTAATGTCACGGCATCATCGAGCACGTTTGTGAGCACAGATGTTGGCAGGCTTATTAAAGTACATGACGGTGTAACTAAAATCACCAGTCTGACCAGCGCCACTGTCGTGGCAACCACTGTGCAGGAAAACGCAGATGGTCGCTCCGAGCTCATGCCAGCCTATACTGCAGCAACAATATCTGCGCATGAGGGTGATCCAAGCTCTACTGGCCTAGAGCACAATGATCGCTACCAGGACACCGCCGGTCAGTTCATTGCCCAAGGTTTTAAAGAAGGTCAGAAAATAACAGTCACCGGATTTACCGCCGGCAATAATAATAATTCATCCGCAATAATTGTGCGGGTCACAGAAGACACACTGCTCCTGGCGCCCAGCTCGGACGTTACAGACGAAGCAGCTGGCGATAGCGTCACCATAGCTGGTGATCTCACAGCAAGCACAGAGTGGGCTCTAGGGGCGTTTAGCGGCACAACAGGCTTTCCTAGTGCCGTTGCGTTCTATGAGCAGCGCCTGGTGTTTGCATCGACCACAGCACAGCCACAAACGCTGTTCTTCTCTGTTGGTGGATCGTTTGAGGATTTCAACGGAGGCGTCAACGATACAGACGCTCTGACTTATACATTGGGTTCTAACCAGGTTAATATTATCCGCTATCTGCAGGCAGGCAGGGTGCTTCTCGTTGGCACCTCCGGTGGTGAGTTTGTTGTGTCCAGCTCAGAGCAGGCACCGCTTAGCCCCACTAATGCCACGGTTAAAAGGCAGGCCACCTATGGATCCGCAAACATACAGCCGGTCCAAGTAGCCAACACCACACTGTTTATACAGCGCGCCAAACGCAAACTGCGCGAGCTGATTTTTGATCTGAATACTGACAGCTACCAGGCACCGGATCTCACCATACTCGCTGAGCATATCACCGAAGGCGGCATCAAAGAGATGGCTCTGCAGCAAGAGCCGGACAATATCGTTTGGTGCGTCAGGATTGATGGCAAGCTTGTCGGCATGACCTATCGTCGCGAAGAAAACGTCATAGCATGGCATGAACACACGCTGGGCGGTAAGTCCGGAGCCTGCACTGTGACGGTCTCTGACTACGCAAATTTGGCGGTAGGTACGACCTTAAAGTTTACCAAAAGCGATGGCACTACAGTCACGTTTACTTCTGAGGCAGCTGGTGGGTCAGCTCCTGCCGATACCAGCCTGGGGTTTCGCCCTAATGAAAGCAATAATACCACCGCCGACAATATCTTTACGCGCATGGATGCACATGCTGATTTTACTGTCGCAAACCCCAGTGCGGCAATTGTCACCATCGAGGAAACAAACCCCAGTGCTACAGGCTTTTTAAGCTGCGTAAGCTCGGACACGACACGCCTGACCACTACAAATCAAACCCATGCCTTGGTCGAAAGTATAGCCACAATACCAGGGGATCTAAACGAAGATGCTGTTTATATGGTCGTGCAGCGCACGATAAATCTTGGAACAAAAAGATATATCGAGTTTTTCGCCCCGTTTGATTTCGGAAGCTCTGCAGAAGATGCGTTCTTTGTGGATAGCGGTCTAAGCTACACCGGCACTGCAGCCACATCGATGTCAGGTCTAAACCACTTGGAAGGGGAGGTTGTCAGCACATTGGCAAATGGTGCGACACATCCCGACAAGGAAGTGGCAAGCGCAGCAATCACGCTCGATTTCTCAGCTACAAAGGCGCACATTGGCCTGCTGTATAAGTCCACCCTGCAAACAATGCGGATTGAAGCAGGCGGCACAGAAGGCACAGCCCAAGGCAAAACCAAGCGGATCCATGAGGTCGTGCTGCGATTGTTTAGAACAATTGGAGCAAAGGTCGGATCCTCAGAGACAGAGCTCGACAGAATACCGTTTCGCACATCAGCCGATGAGATGGATCAGAGCTTGGGATTATTTACCGGTGATAAGCAAATCGAGTTTAGGTCGGGTTTCGACAGTGATGGATTTATTGTCGTGCAACAAGATCAACCATTGCCGCTCACCGTGATCGGCATCTATCCGCGACTGATCACATACGATCAATGAAGATTATAGATTTCAAACCGCACCACCTAGACGAGATCATCCACGGAGAACTAAACAACGGATCACCGCCGGTTCTCGGTCACATGAAAAATCGAGGCAGTGAACTGCACCAGCCAGGTTGGTCTTATACGTTAATACACCAAGGTCACATTCAATGCACGGCAGGCATAATGCCAATGTGGGAGGGTGTGGGTGAGGCTTGGATGATTGCATCGAGCAGGATCCACAACAATGAACGACAGTTTATCAGATACGCAAAGAGCGGCGTCATGCAGCGCTTGATCAATGATCATGAGCTCTGGCGTGTTCAGGCAGTTTGCAAAGTAGGCTGGAGCGAAGCGCTCAGATTTGCGCGGATGATGGGCTTTGCAGAAGAAGGGGTCATGCGCGCGTATGGTCCGGATCAAGACGATTATCACAGAGTAGCGTGGGTAAAATAGATGGCATTTGCAGTACCGGCAATGACAGCATTAAAAGCTGCTGCACCAATAATTAGTATGGGGGCAACTGTTCTAGGCGCTGCGACACAGGCAACAGGTGCAGTTGCTCAAGGTAATACTCAGCAAGCTGCATACAACTTTAATGCGGATATCAATGAGCGAAACGCAAAGGTTGCAGAGCAGCAAGCAGAGCAGCTGGTGCGCAGAGAAGAAGAGAAGATCGTCGATTTTCAAAAGGACTTTCGTAAGTTTTCGGATTCTCAATCCCAAGCATTTAGATACAACGGCTGGATCGCATCTGAGGGAACGCCGCTCAAGGTGGCGTTAGCAAGTGCTCAGGAAGCAGAAGAAGAGATCGCGACCAGAAGATACAACGCCAAAGTAAGTGCCGGTCAGCTGGAGGAAAACGCAACTCAAGAACGGATGCAGGCAGATCTAAACCGCATGTACGGCAAGTCAGCCAGTAGAGCCGGTAAGATAGATGCTGGAAGGTCTCTGCTCGGTGCAGCTGCTGATGTCGCGCGTATAAGGATGTTTGCATGAGAGTTCCCACGTACCAAAGCCAGACGGAGCTCACAGGCAGCGTACCTGGTCAGCGCTTTACTGTGTCGGCAAACCCTGGTGCTTTGTCTCAAACGGCTAAAGCGTTTAGTGGTCTTGGTGCGCAAATACAAAAGGAAGGCACAGATTTTTATAATCGCCTGTTGAGTGAGCAGCGTGATACTGAGCTCAAACAAGCCCAAATGGATTACAAAGAAGAGCTGGGCAGTCTAAAGCTCGCCTCTCTTAGTGCCAGCCCGTCAGTAATTACCGGTGATGGCCCTAAAGGATTTGAGGCGCTTGCTGCTAAGCTACAAACTAAAATCAATAATGGCCTGACAGACAGTGTCGTTCAGAAGCGCTTTAAGCTCGCAGCTGCAGACGCCACCACCAACGCATATATTACTGTCAAACAGCAGGCTAGAAGCCGCCAGATCGATGCAGCTGCAGCCACCAAGCTGCGCTATGCAGAAACATTGGAAAAGCAAGCGGTATACGGAAATGCTACCGAAAGGAATGAAGCATTAAACGAGCTTTATGGGCCTGTAAATGAAAA